CATTAACAAGATGAACTATCCTGCATTGATTGGGGATACCACATCAGGACGTGTTGTGAGACAATCTGTGCTACGAGTAGAACCAGGAACAAATCCAAATACAATTAAAGTTACATTAACTAGTGAGTGGAATGGTGATACCATTACCGTTACTGATAATATTGGATTAGGTGCTACAGTTGGTAACTTTTCATTAGATGCTTCTGGTACAATTCTAAAAGTTTTAAATGCTGGTATTACAGGAACTATTGTTGCAGTGACTGGAAATGATATGCTTAACTTTTCTAGTGTAGCCTTGTACTGGCCTTACACATCAGTTTCTAGTTCAGATATGGCATTCACTGTTAGACAAGATCATGCAGGAGTTGGATTTAATTTAACAACATTAACATCTTTTATTCTTGTACGAGTCACTTACATAACAAGCGCCTAATAGTTTAATTTAATCTTAAAGGACTGTGCATGAGTACCTCAGGATCAACTAATTTCAGCACAAGTAGAGATGGATTAATTGCCGGTGCTTTACGTATTGTGGGTGCTATTGCCCAAGGTGAAACTCCGTCTGCCACATTGTACACTGAAACAGCAGAAGCTCTTAATATGCTTGTTAAGGCTATGCAAGCAGATGGAATGCCTCTATGGGCTTTGAAGAAATATGCAGTTACTCTTACAGCTACAGCAGATTATACTGTTGGTGTAAGTGCTACAGTTAACACTCCAAAACCTCTTAAAATCATACAGGCGTTTTTACGTAATATTTCTTCCAGCATAGATATACCATTAAATATAATCACAAGGCAAGAATATGAACTTTTAGGGAGCAAAAGTTCTACAGGTACGCCCTCCCAACTTTTCTATGAGCCTCTTCTAACCACTGGTGTAATTCATATACATCCAGTGCCAGATGCCACTGTAGCAGCCGCTTATACGTTATACATAATCTATCAACGTCCTTTTGAGGACTTTGACGCAACTGCAGATGAACCTGACTTCCCACAAGAGTATTATGATTGTATCAAGTTTGGTCTTGCAGATCGCATTGCTCCTGAACATGGTTTAGCTATTCAAGATAGACAAGACCTACGTTCTCGTGCTAAAGAACTTCGTATGGAAGCACTCTCATTTGGTACAGAAGAAGGTAGTATGTATTTACAAGCTGATATGAGGAATTACTAATGGCAAAGACGCAGCAGACAGCCGGAACACACCTTACGTCACAGCCAGAGCGTATCCCGCTGTCTGGTACGCTGATGTATCGCTCGTCTGCTCGTGATAAAGACCAAAGGTTTATTAACTGCTTTCAAGAGAGTATTAAGAACGATGTAACAGATTCAAAGAAAGTGCATTTGATTAAACGGCCAGGACTCACACAATCCACACAGATTCTTGCTGGTGGTGGTACTGCTCGTGGGATGCACTATTGGGATTCTGCTTACTATGCTGTAATTGGTAGTAAGTTGTATGAGAACAGTACAGAGAAACTCACTCTAGCAACCTCTTCAGGTGACGTTGGTTTCATTGAGTTTGATAATGCAGGTGTTGAGTATCTATTCCTGACTGACGGAACTAATGCTTACGTTATCAATGCCGCCGGTACAGTTACTCAGGTTAATCAAACATATTCTGCTTGGGTTACAGCAACAAATTATGCAGTGGGAAATCGTGTAATACCTACAGTGGTAAATGGTTACTATTATGAGGTTACTGCTGATGCTGGTAGTTCTAGCACTCCTGAACCTACTTGGCCTATTGTAATTGGAGCAACTGTTGTAGATGGTGGTATTACATGGACTTGTAGCGGTGAGTATGGCGGTTTTCCTACTCCTCATGTGGCAACTCCACAATTCATTGATGGCTATATGCTGTTGGCTGATTATAACAGTGGTGATATTTATAACTCCGACGTCGATAATGTTTACGGATGGGGCGGTGGTAACTTTGTATCCGCTGAAATGTGGCCGGATGTAATCACACGTCTATCAAGACAGAATAACCAGCTTGTAGCTTTTGGTTCAAATAGTACAGAGTTCTTCTATGATGCAGCTAATGCGTCTGGAAGTCCTTTTTCACGTAATGAAGGTACAGTTCTACAACTTGGTTGTGTCGCTCCTTTTGCTGTTTATGAGAATGAACGGTTTCTAATCTTCATTGCTCAGAGTGAAGCAGGTGGCCGTGCAGCTTGGATGGTGGAAGGATTCACTCCTAAGAAAGTCTCCACAGAGGCTGTTGAGCGTGTTCTAGATGCTGCTGGTTCTGCTATTGGCACAGCCAAGGGTTATGGGATTCGTACAAAGGGACATTTGTTCTATGTTATAAATCTTGCTGCTGCCACTCTTGTATATGATGTAGAAGAGAAGGTTTGGCATGAGTGGAGCACTAACGTAGCTACAGCCCATACAACCTTTGCTTACAACTACCAGACAGACATTGGTACAGGTAAGAGTGCTCTCCTACATAATACTGATGGATACATTTACACTGTAGAACCACTAATTTACCTTGACAATGCAACAGCAATTTTAGCAGATGCCTATACACAGAAGTATGATGGATCTACCATGAATCGTAAGTTTATGCACAACCTGAATGTTATAGGAGATTTGGGTTCTACTTATACAATTAGGTGGAGTGATGATGATTATACTACTTGGAACAGCTTTTTTACTCTTAGCACAACTCGTCCTTTTATTACTCGTTGTGGCTCTTTTCGTAGAAGGGCCTTCCACTTACGGCATACAGCAAATGAAGATTTTAGAGCAGAAGCACTTGAGTTTGAAGTTGATGTTGGAACACACTGATGGCTAGAGATCTTCCGCCACCGCCAATCACTGATGCAACAGGTTCTTTTGCATGGTTAGAATGGTATAGACAACTTAGAACATATTTAGTCACTACTGGTAGTATTCCTTGGAGTATTATTGATTTTGCAGGGTCTGCTCTTTCTGATATAGCTAGTCGTAGCCACCAAGTGTTACAAGCTCTTCAAGGAGGGACTGCTGGAGAATATTACCATTTAACCTCTGCGCAGCATACAGATTTAACTGATGCAGGAGATTCTACTAGTCATTATCATGCTACAGACAGAGCAAGAGCTAACCATACAGGTACTCAAGTTGGTACAACTGTAATACTACCATTTGTAAATACTCCCACAAGAGAAGATGTAACAGACTGGTTTAACACATATCCAGCAGGACAAGTTACTGGAGGCACTATCTCTGCCACAGGAACTCAAATTGAGGTTACTGCTGGGGAAGGGTTAATCAAATCTGGTTCTACTATAGATGATCCTACTTATTGGTGTGAGTGGTCTGCCTTGTCATTAACAACTATTACAGATGCAAGAGTAACTTGGGTATGTGTAGATTACAATTCTGGTTCTCCTACCATCACTCTCATTGAAACTACTACATCTACTGAACCAGCAGCTATGAATTATAATTCAGTCTGGCCTCTAGGATATGTAGTTCGAGAGGGTTCTATTGTTCATGTTACAAACAATCCACGGAAAGCCCAGGATGCTATTGGTGGACTCATTCGTAGATTCCACCAGACTCTTCCATTAGCTCGTGATGAACTTGTTGGTGGTTTAATCGTGTCTGAAAGTGGTACTAGAAATATTACATTGTCTGCTGGTTATTTGTTTGATCGCCAAAATAGATTTACTGTAAGTGCTCTAGACACTTCTGTGTCTGGTTCATTTGATCGTTACTACAGAGCAGTGTCTGGATTTACTAAAGAATCCTCACAAACTCAATGGCCTAATACTCAATATGATGACGGTTCTGGTACTTTAGTTACAATGACCAATAATAGATATGCCAACTTGTTCTGGTACTTAGAACTTGATGGAAATCTAGTTATGTTATATGGTCGAGATGAGTATGTGTCTGCTGCTGGTGCTTCTATGGAGGAACTTCCTGCGACAGTTCCTCTGCGTACTTCTACAGATGGAAAGCTTATTGCAAGAACAACTTTTCAGAAGTCTGCTGCTACATTTACTGCTATTGATACTGTATTTTCTTCTATATTTTCAGCTAGTGCTGCAACAACCCACAATAACCTTGCAGGGCTTCAAGGTGGAACTTCTGGAGAATATTATCATCTCACATCAACACAAGCAGCCGATTTAACTGATGGAGGTGGAACTACTTTACATACTCATGCTATTTCTACAGGTATAACTGGTCTAGGAACTAATGTTGCTACATTTCTAGCTACCCCATCTAGTACAAATCTTGCTGCGGCAGTGACAGGCGAGACTGGTAGTGGTGCTTTGGTATTTGCTACACAACCTTCCTTTGCATCTACAATTGGAGTTGGTGCGGCAACTGCTGCAGCCTCTGGTGCAGGAATTACATTTCCAGCTACACAATCTGCTAGTACAGATGCTAACACTCTTGATGACTATGAAGAAGGTACTTGGACACCTATTGATTCTAGTGGGGCTTCTTTATCCTTTTCTAACGTAGCTGCTACATATGAAAAGATAGGGCGTTTGGTTGTAGCTAGATTCACTCTAACATACCCGGCTACGGGTAGTGTAGCCAATGCAGTTATTGGCGGCTTACCATTTACTACAGCAAACTCAAACGCCACGCGCCAAGGTTTTATAAGTTATACAGGGGAAACTACCGCTGCAAGGATATTAGTGGGGACAAACACAACTACATTTGAAATAGTAACTGCGGCTGGAGCAGCCGTTACAAACTTAACAATGGCAAGTGATGTTATCTATGGCTGTGCTATTTACTATGTGTAAGGAAATAAAATGAATCTATATAAATTCATTAATTTTAATTGTGTGATGCATGTTGAAACAAGGCGTGCAATCTACTTAGATCAATCCCCTACTATCCATACTGAGGCTTATCTTGCTTGGGTGGCAGCA